AAGAGTTACTATAACAATATGTTTACGCTAACTCACCAATACAAATATACTTTGACTGAACTTGAAAATATGATACCATGGGAACGCGATATGTATATCTCAATGGTAAATTCTTGGGTTAGAGAAGAAACGGAGAAAGTTAAACAAAGGAATGTTGAATCTCAAAACGATTTAAAGAACATGTTTAAAAATATTAAACGCAGTAAGAGAAGATAATGTCATTAGCAAGCATAGCAACTAATCTTTACACAATACAATCACGAAAGAATGTTCCGTTAAAAACGGCATTCTCAATGATGGTTCGAGAAGATATGGCTATGCGTTTCTCTGTTTACAATTTGGTGAGAATAATTACAAAATCTGAATTTCTGGCAACGGTTGCGCAAACTGCATATGGAAAACGAACTCCAATGCAAAAAGCACAAGACGAAGAAGATCGTAAGAGAGAAATGAATGATCAGAAGTTTAAGGTCTACACACAGGTTACATTCGCTCGAATCAATAACAGATTGAACCTTTTGACATCAATTGCAGAGCGCAACAGTCAATTGATTATGAACTTATATTCTGAACTTGGATATTTTCGTGGACAAAGAAAAATGTCCTTCAACTCTAGTGCTGGGTTTGCCACAAGAGTGATGTTACCATCGAAAACAGTTAAAACTAAAATCGAAGAAATTGAAAAACAATTATATGAACTCAGCAATGTAAAGAAAACTCGTGTACGACCACGCGGTGCTGCGGCAAAAAAGAAAACTGGTGCTGGTGCGCAAACAAACCAAGATAGTGGAAGTATCGCGAATTTTATTCTTGCAAATCCTGGATTAGCGATGGCAATCGCTGCACCTGCGCTCGGTATAGGAACAGCTGCACTTGCAGGATATGCTGCATATAACCTTCCGACGACACTCGGAAGGTCTATCGATAGATTTAAAGGAGAAACTCCAACATATTATAATAACAAGGGCGAGGTAATTACTGATCCAGAAGCAATACAAAATGCAGAGTCATTAGCGCAAAAAACCGATCCACTTTTATTGTCTGGTGGCGTAGCTGCTACGACAGCAATCGGAATAAAGGCTGGATCGATGATATCTTCAACTGCTGGAAAAATTAAACAAGGAGCTATATCAAGAGATATAAACAACAGAATAGCACAACGGACTGGTCAAACACCATTAGATGCTGCCAACTCACGAAGATTATACAGAGCTTATCAACAGAACAGAGATTTAAATGCACCTGGATTGCAACAAACAGCTGCAGAAAGAGACAAAGCTGTAAAAGCCAGAGCAGAAAGAATATACAATCGCGAGGTGGTTAGTGAATGGTCAAAACTACTCCCAATATTAAGAGGATTGACTAAAGTTGTTGCAGTTGGAAAGGCAGCAGACATAACATACACGCTATCAACTATGAGCACTTTTGTTGCTGAAAGAACAAGTGGTAAAATATCAGATTCAAAATTTAAAGAGAAGATGATATCTGGTTATTCAAAATTGATAACATCGGTTGGTATCGCACCGATTGCAGCAGGACTCGGCGCACTCGCGGGCACATCGGTGTTTCCAGGTTTAGGTACACTTACTGGAGGAGTTCTTGGCGGCATTGGTGGCACACTTATCGAGCTTTATCTTGAGAACATTGCGGATAACGATAACCTTATAAATCAAGGTATTACCAGCACTGCAACTGCTTTATTTAAATTGTTGCACGAAAATGCATCAGTTTCTCAGTATATGCCAACCGCAATGACGATAAAATCAGAAGGCACTAACGTTATATCAAATCTGGGTGGTGCGGTTGGCGATCTAAGTTATTATACGGGTGGTAGAGGACAATCTGGTGCGGCTACAGGTGGAATAGAAGCCATTTTAGCAACAATAAGAACTAAAGAATCTGGTAATAATTATCAAGCAGATGTGATGAAAAATGCCGATGCGCAAGCGCGAGCTAAAGCATTGGGGTATGGTAAGGCTAGTGCTTCTGGTGCATATCAGTTTGTGGATAGTTCTTGGCAGGGGTTGACAAAAAAGTATGGTATTGGAACGCAATACAAAAGAGCAGTCGATGCTCCACCAGATGTTCAAGATCGTGTTGCAGCTGCGTATGTGAATGAGATTTTAGTTGCTACAGGCGGCGATGTTTCTAAAGTTCCAGTTGCATGGTACACTGGTAATATTGAAGGTAAGATAGATGCTCGAGCACTAGCAATGAACCCTGGACTATCAGTCGCAAAATATCAAGAATCTTGGCTTTCTCAATATGCAAAAATGGGTAATAGCACTGCAGGTGACATAAGACGAAATGTCGCTACTGCCGATACTGTGAGAACATCACCACCACCACTCACTGTTTCTACTACAAATGCACCAGTTGCTACTATACCTTCTGCTGAAGATAAACCAAAAGTAGAACAAAATGTTGAAGCAGCAATTGAGGCTAAAGTCGCTTTGGGGCAAGTTAATATAGTACAAAATCAAATGGTTGCTGCAGTTGGCGCATTGAATCAAAAAATTGTTGATGTGACAAAAAAGACTACAACAGAATTCCCATTCACATCGAATCCAGAAGCAGCAATCAGTTCTTACAGAGCATAAAAAAGGGGGACTTAAAGTCCCCCCGAAAACACCTACCGTTTTCTAATCGAAATTACTCAGCAGCAAGTTTCTCGAAGAATGCCATATCGTCATCTTCGACGCTGACATTCTCAGCAGTGACCTTCTTGGCTGGAGCAGAACGAATGACAGGAGCGGCTGCTTCCTCATCATCAACACGCTTTGCAGATGCACCAGCAACGCCACCAGCACCAAGAACCTTATCCAACTTCGCCTTGAGTTCATCATAGGACTTGAAGTTATCAGCCTTCAAGAAATCCTTGAGCGAATGTGCTGACTTCCAAACCTGCTCAATCTTCGCATCGTCGCTATCGAACAACGCAGCAGGAGATTCAAACTCCGACTTGTCATAGTTGCGATAGCCTTCGACGTTACGAATCTTGACCTTGAAGTTTGCACCCTTCCAAAAATCGAAAGGATTCATTGGAGTCTCATCAGCAAACTGCGGCTCAAGTTGCTCCTTGATCTTGTCGAAAATCTTCTTTCCGAACTTGAACAAGAACACCTTGCCCTCATTTTGCGGACGCTTGGCGTCAGAGATCACAAGAACGTTTGCGATATAGGTCAACTTGCGCTTCTGCTTACGAGCAATTTCCTTGTTGGCTTCAACGCCAGAATTCCAAAGAACTGTGTTGTACTCAGAAACGGGGTCAGTTTTGCCAAGAGTTGTGAGAGAATTCTCAATGTACCAACCACCTGGACCTTGGAATCCGTGCGACCAGATTTGAACCCAAGGAAGACCATCTTCACCGTCGACTGCTGGAGTATCGAGGAATCGGATAACTGCATATCCGTTGCCAGCGGCGTCAACTTCTGGTTGCCAAAAACGATCATCAACGTTCTTGCCACCACCATTACCTGCTGAAGATGCTTCAACTGCCTTCTTCAATTTGTCAAGGGACGAACCCTTCTTAAGACTTGATAGACTCATTTATATTCTCCGTATAGCGTTGTATTAATGTATATCGACTTGTCCACTTTCTTCATCACCATATCATTATATATCATTTCAGTCTGCAAGTAAAGTTTCTTTTGTTAGAAGTTTATACTTGTCGACGTTCACTGCAAGAAAGGCTCCATATTTGCGAATCTTTCTTGACACTTTGGGATAGATGATATCATCTGAAATCTTCTTGTCCCAAATTCGAATAAAGTCGAAGATGTTATTGAGGATAACCATCGTTTCAATCGTAACATCTTTTTGGAGAAATGTGACTAGCAGTTTTGGAAACTGCCCATCTTCGACTTTAAATAAATCATTGAATGTTTCTTTCGTCGCAATCTTTTGCAGATCCTCGACATAAATCTTGCTCATGGAATCCGTGGTTCGTTTCCAATCCCGATAAGTTTCTTCAGCCTCGTCTTCAAGCAATGACTTGGTCCAATTATCGTCACTGTGTACAAAATTAGCAACCAGAAATGGAACCATC